TCAGTGCAGGATTCTCGGTTCCCACCGATCGTCCTGTTCCCGGCCTACGTCCGCGACGCAGGAAAACAGGAGCGGAATGCCCCTGATGTAGTCCACGCTGACGCTATGCACGTCTGTCAGCTTCGCACCGTCGACCGTCACGTCGACCCGCCCATTGTTTACCCGGATATTGATGCACTCCATATTTTTTCCTCCTGACATTTATTATAGAACGATTGTTCTAAAAATCAACATGGCATTATAAACAAACAGACCGCGTTATTTTTGGGAATCAGGAACCAGATGGTGTACAGGTTATGGGACTGATGATTTGATATAATATTTGGTTTGACCGGCCCCATCGTATCTGGAACATACGGTGGGGCCATTTCAGCAGATGCCGAATTCAGGAACTATCTGCTACGTTTTCATTGTACCAGATAATGTTTGTAAGAAAAGGGCGAATCCTGCGTTCTTGTCACATGTTTTGCATTTTTATATGGAAAATGTAAGAAATAAAACTGAAACTTACGAATGGAGGCGTAATCATGTCCGCAATACAGGATCTCGCTCCGTTTATCGGCGCGTATCAGGGGAAGATCAGAAGGGCAAAAGATGCAAGCGGGATGACGTTGGAGGAGCTGTCGAACGAGTTCGGCGTTTCCTTCTCTGCCGTGAGCCGATTATACGCTGGAACACAAGCGGATCCACGGCTTTATAACTCGGCTGCGCTATGCAAAACGCTCGGGTTGTCGCTCGACGAGCTGTTCGGCCTTGAAAATCGCGTCGGAAGCCCGGAAAAGCTGACCAAGCAGATCCATCATTTCGAGCTTGAAAACGCCAAGCTGGAGGCAACAGCGGCCGCGCAAAGCGCACAGATAAAGTCTACACATACAATGTGTTACGTCCTCGCCCTGTTTTGTATGCTGCTCTCCTTTTCTCTGATTGCCTGCCTTGTGGCGGATGCGCAGATTCGTAATGCAGGATTCATTCGAAACGGAGATTTGTCCGTAACCGCATGGGCGTGTATCGCCCTGATCGTAGGTTCAGCGCTGGCTTCGGCAATTACTTTCTACGCGATCCGAAAAGAACGTGGAGGGAAACATGGAGTGCATCAAGTGTAAAAAAGAAATCCCAGACGGCGCGCCCTACTGTTGCTGGTGCGGAAAAAAACAGGAAGCGCGGCGAAACCGGACACGCGGGAACGGGCAGGGAAGCGCCTACCAGCGTGGGAAAACGTGGACTGCCCGGTGGACTGAAAAGACGTACCTTGACGAAAACGGCAAACTCCATCAAAAGATGAAGACAAAGGGAGGCTTTACGTCAAAGCGTGCCGCGCTCCAATATGCAGCAAACCCTCCGAAGGAAGAGCAGCGAATCCCCACTCTCAGAGAATACTACAAAACATATCTGCGTGGGGATTATCTATCCTTATCGGCTGATCGTCAGGGAGCGGCGGAAAAGGCTTTCGAGCGCATGAGAGAAATCGCCGACCGTGAGATCGACGCGCTTACCATCGCGCAGATACAGGCTGTCATCGACCGCAACGCCAGCACCTATTACACGCGGAAAGATATGAAAACCGTCCTCTCCCACTGTTATAACCTCGCAATCGCAGAAAAGCAAACAACCGTGAATCTTGCAAAGTACATAAAGCTTCCGGAATTGGAAGAGAAGTCGCCGGAACCGTTTACCGACGCCGACGTAAAAAAGCTATGGGAAGCGTATGCAAAAGACCACTTCATTGGGTTTATTTTAACGATGATTTATACCGGCATGATGCCCGGTGAGCTTCTGAAACTCAAGAAAGATATGATTGACTTTGAAAAGAATGAGATCGTCCGAGGCGGCATAAAGACAAAGAAGCGGAAGGAGACGCCTATGGTCTTCCCGGATTTCGTTGCGCCGGTGCTGCATGAACTATGCGAAGAAAGCAAATCGCGCGTCGGAAATATCTGCTGCATAAACAAAGATAATTTTTACAAGAGATATTATGAGTGTTTGGAGCTTGCCGGAGTGCAAAAGCTACCACCTTACTCATGCCGCCATACAACCGCTACAGCCCTCGCGATGAAAAACATCGACCCGTTTACGATCAAGGAAATCATGCGCCACACGAAGATAACGACTACCCAACGGTACGTACACCCGGACATGAAAGGCATGGTCGATGCCGTAAATCAGTTGCAAAACGACTCGACAGAGTGAATTATGTATGCTACAAAATATGTTACAAACGCCAATTTCCCCAGTGTTTTCAATGGGTTTTTCTCCCCTGCTAAGGGAGTAGGCGTCTAAAAAGCGCGCGAGAGTTCAAATCTCTCCTTCCGCGCCAAAGTACCGATTTTAGCTGTTTTAAAGCTAAAATCGGTACTTTTTTATGCTTTTCGCCCCATTTTCTGCGTATTTTCAAAAAGCGAAAAATCACGTTATGACACGCTCTGTAACATAAAATCATTTCCCGTATGCTACATTGTATGCTACAAATTCAGTGCAATGCGAGGGGACTCCCCTATTTTTTGCTACATGGACTTTATTTTCCGAAGCATGGAATCATAGACTTTTCGGTTCACAAGCGATAATGTGTCCATAAGTTCATCAACGACCGCCCAAGCCTTTGCCGGGTCTTTCCCAGCTACCGCAAGTAAAAACTCACTGTCCCCGTACTCGCCCACGGTAGCCGGTTCTGCGGTCACAGGGGCGGGAGCGCCGGAGTAGGAACCCACATACCTACCGCCGTCGCCCCGTTCCTCTTCCTGCATCTTATCGCGTATCACATAAAGATCTGCCAGTTTGGCATAATTGGGATAGCTGGATTCCTCATATTCCAGCCGCGCTATCTCCTTGCGGATCTCGGCTTTATCCAGCATATCATATCCCCCTTATGCCCGCTCGATCTGCTCCATGCAGCGGCGGATCGCGTCACGGGTTTTATCGTCGTCCGCGTCGCGCATCATATCCTCCAGCTGCGCGCGCATATGCTCGCGGGCATCAGCGCGGGTATAGCGGCCCATTGCGTCACGGCGGCGGCCACGGTAAGAGCTGCCCCGGCCGTAAGTACCGCGCATATCCGCCTCCCACTCGCCATCGCGGGAATAGCCGCCGTCTTCAGCCATCTCGATCTTGTAGGTATTCTTGATGGAACTCGTCAGCTTCTGGATCGCGTCCAGATCGCCCGCAGACATTTCACGCTTGTCGGCGATTTCGTCAAGCTCTTTGCAGAGCATTTCACGCAGGTTTCTCAAATCGTACATATTGCATCCTCCTTTCACGATACGCGCTCGACGATCATATTGCTATTTGCGAAACTGATCGCCTGCGCGCTGGTGTTCTTCGCCGCTACAGTCAGGCAGCAGCCGCGCGGGACTTCCACGAATGTGGAAACGAAGATGTTGAAATAGTTCTCAACAGCCGCAGGGGTTACGGCCGCTGTGGCGCTGCTCAGAGGTTCGCCGTTGATTGCAAGCGCAGCGGTAATGGTGCCTACTGTTCCGCCTGTAGGGATAGCGATATTCGCGCCAAAGGATACGCGGAACTTTGCCTTGCATTGCTGCGTAAGCCCGCGCAGCGTAACGAGCCCGCTTCCTTCGCGATGTACGATGCACGGCTTTCCGCAAGCCGCCGTGGAGATCAGCGGGACGTTCTGCCCAGCGGCGACAGTTTGAATCCCGGATGATGTAAATTCAGCCATAAAATCATTCCTTTCATAAAAAATACAGCGGCGGGACGATTGCCCCGCCGCGTTGCTATCGAGTATCGGCAATGGGGGCCGACCATTTTCGTGAGGCCACGAAAAAGCTCTACGATATGGAGTTGTTACGCGCAGTTGCCGCAGCCGTAGTTGTAACCACTGTTGCAGCAGTACGGATTCGCTACAACATAGGCCGGGCTGGGACTCGGGCGAAGCGTGGAAACAAGGTAATTGTTCTGTGCCGCCTGCGATGCCGCCAGCTGGTATCCGAAAAGCTGCTGGTTCTGCTCGGCGATCTTCGCGTCCTTCGCCGCAAGCTCCTGCGCCGTCAGACGCTGGTCGATGCTGCGGAAGCCGCAGTTCATCGCGTCGATGATGTCGCGCGTGGTGTTCTGCACGGTGTTGCGGGTGTCGCACGCCTGCGTCGCCATGTCGTAGCGCACCTGGGCGATTGCAGCGCGGTTTTCGCAGCAGCACTCCTGTGCCTGCATCGCCATGTTGTTCAGCTGCTGCATAAGCGCGGCCTGCTGATTACAACGAGAAAGTTCGGCGTTCTGGAAACCGCTGTTGAGGGCCTGCGTGGTCGTAGCAAAGCCGCCGGTAATGGCATTGTTCAGGGCAAACGTGGAATCGCAAATGCCGTTTGCCATACTGTCGAGTTTACGCTCAACACTTGCGAAATCGGACGTCAGCACGTAACCGTCCATCACGCCGCCGCTGCCATTGCCGCCCCAGCCGTTGCCGTTGCGTCCCCAGCCGAACAAAAACAGCACAATGATCCAGATCCAGTTATCACCCCACATCCCCATACCGCCGCCGTAGTTATTGGCAGGCTGGACGGGCATAGTCGGCTGAATGCCGCCATCAGTAAGACTCATAAAATTCTCCTTTCGTAGATTTTGAAATTTATCTCAATCGTGGCCACGAATTAAGATTCGTTTTATCCGAGCAGCTGCCGGAATTGCACAGCCATTTGCTGCATTTGATTCAGCTGCTGCTGCGTGATTTTCCCGTTCTGTACCAGTTTTTCTACCTCTGCTTTCGGGTCGCCCTGAAACGTCTGCTGAAACTGCCGGAATTGCTGCACCATATTTTGAAACTGCCCCATCTGGCCGGGCATCTGTCCGCCGCCGAGCGCATTAAACAGTGGGTTCATTGTCCGCCTCCTTCATCTTTCGCGGTCTGACGCTTGGAGCGGCCAGCTTCGCCACAAGCTCGTCGAACTCCTTGCGCGTCACGTATTCCTCCATCATGCCTTTTCGCGCCGCTGTTGGCGTTATAACGGCCTGTGCGCGCTCTACAAGATCATAGATAGTCATGGTCGGCTTTCCGCTTGCATCGGCTTTTTTGACGTATACAACAGGCGCGTTCATATCCCATAGCGTTACGGCATTGTTGGGTGCAACAATAAAGTCGTTTGCGGCCTGTTCGTTCGGGATCCAGATGATCGACTGATTCTGCGGCTGCTGGGGCTGCGGTTGGTAAGCCGGCATCTGCGGCGCGGGCTGATACTGCGGACGCATCTGCATCTGCGGCTCCTGCATCTGCGGCATGGGCGGCTGATTGTAAATCGGCTGCTGATACACATACGGCTGTTGCCCAAACATCATGTTTCCTCCTTTGCCCAATAAAACAGTGGAATTTCACTCCCAGAATCCCACGTGTCAAAATAAGTCCCATCCTCCACGCACACAACGTGGCTTGATAACGCCAGCACATACACGCCGCGCGGATGATCTGCGCAGAAATACGCGACGGTATAGCAGTCCGGGCACGTGTTCGGTATCACGTTCCGCGTAAATCCCTGCTGCCGGAGGTAAGCGCTCCATACGCTGTTTGCGCTTGGCAGATCGCCCATGATCAGCCCTTGCAGGCACAGGCCGATATACACCTCGTCCCAGCTCTTCCCGGTCGCCTTTGCGATGGCCCGGACGGTGCAGTCCCCGACCTTCTGCCCGGCGGGGTTTGGATTGAAATAAGAAAAGCCCATACCGAACACTCCTTTGATGTATCCAGTATGGGCCTTTTTGCGGCTTCTTGTGCCTCAGTTGTGTATCAATTTGGTTCAGAATTTAAGCCCGTGGTTATTCCACGGGCTTAGTTTTTGTTATTGTTCGTTTACAGCCAGAATCTCCGCCGCCATCGCGGCCACATACGGCGGGCATCCCCGCCGCCCGCCGCACCAGTCCTGCACGGTGCGCAGCGGGATTCCAAAATACTGCGCAAATCCGGTCTGCGTCAGGCTGTACATCTTGATCAGCTCTGGAATCGTGCAGTGCGCGCCGTCCCAGATCCCGCCGAGCAGTGCCAGCCGCTCCGCCGGAACCTCGGCGTCTTCGGCGTCGCCCCAGACGCTGGACAGCGCCATATCGGAGACATAGGCGTCGCGGTCGGTGTATGCGCCGGTTTCGGCGTAGAGAGCAGCGCGGATTGCGGGTGTGAGTTTCATGGTGGTACCTCCTTATATTTTTTCAACCGTGAGCACGGCGCTGGACGTCAGTCGGCATAGCATACCTCCCACGCGCAGATGTTCGCCGCATCCAACGCGGCAGAAATCAGCGCTTCGGCGTCCACGCCCAGAACGCCGGAGATGGACCGCAGAACGCCCAAGACATCCTCCGAGGTGTCAACGGACGCACCGTCCATTGTGCCGTCTGAAAAATTCCAGCAGAAGCCATCAGCAGTCACGGAAAAATACACGCGGCTGCCAAAATCACCGCAGGACATATCGTCGACTTCAACGGTGACGAGCTGACCACCTATGTCGGCCACAATACCCCCAGCATACTGCCAGTAGCCACCACCATTATTTGCAGTGTCCGGGTTATAGTGGAGATTTGTCTGCGCTCCCCACGCGGAAACGATATTAAACATGTCTTCCATCCTCCAATTTTGTGCCGTATTTTGTTTTGCTTCATCTTCGGTGCTGGAACACCGAAGCGGATTCTCTGCTTCTAACGATCAGAAGCAGTACGCGCTGATGGGCTGACCGTCGATGCGGACGGTGGCGAGTGTATCGTCGCTGAAATCGGGATAGTCAGCGTCTTCAATGCTGTCTGCAAGTTCGTCCAGCGTGTAGCCAAAGTACACGCAGAATGCATCGCCCAGGCAGGCATCCATATCGCGGCAGAGGATCGCGGACTGTTCTTCCGTGTCACCAGCCTCGGTGGCAATGGCAGTGCAAGCAATGAGTTCGTAACGGTTGTTGATGATCTTGGTTTCCATGATGTACCTCTTTCCGGCTTATCGCCTTGCTTTATCTTATGGCCTTATTATACACGCAATGCGTGTAATTGTCAAGAGGAAAATGCGGAAATTTTTAAAAATAAGCGCCGATTTCTCGGCGCTTATCTCAGTTATACAGTTTGCTGGATGTCCGCTGCATCTCCCGCATGATCTCCGGCAGGCGGCGCTGGACCGTGGCGCGGCCCAGAAACAGCTCTGTTGCAACGTCTACCTGGGGAAGCTTATCCACAAAATAGAGCTGCGCGATCTTCTCATTTTCCCGGCCAAGATTGGCCTGATAGATCACGGCCTCCATATCCTTTCTGGTCAGCCTGCCCAGCTCTGGCGGCAGCTTGGCCCGCGCCTGCGGCGACATACGCCCCGCCTCCTTACTTTTCCTTGTGATTCAGCACAGCGATATTGCCCTTGTTGCTCACTTCGAGATCCAGCGCGGCGGCGAGATCCCGCACCTTTACGTAGTTCGTGCCGTTTTTCAGGATCCGCTCGACGGCGACTTCCTTGCCGTCCACGATGATTTTGCTCTTTTCTACCATCTCAGTTTCCTCCTCTGCATTTTTTCCATCTTCGAGGGCCATCACGGTATGGCCCGAGCTTACCAGTACGTCCCCGCGCAGGAGATTGGCGTCCGTCGTCAGATACTTGCTGCCGGTCAGCAGCTCGAAGTCTCCCGTCGCAGGCCAATCGTGCAGCATACAGTAGGTGGTGCAGCTGTTGCCCTGCTTTTTGTAGAGCGCGGCGACGGCCTCACAGCCTGCGGCCACGGCGCAGAGCGTCATGAGCGCGGAGCAATCCGTCTCCACTGGCTCTTCAATCTTGCTCACGTCCCATCGGACGGCCTTTGCGGCCTCGTACGCCGTGTTCCGGTCGCTCATATCGTAACCGATGTTCCGGTTTTTAATGGCCGCCTCGCACGTCTGCGCGGCCCGCGCAGCCTTTTTGCGGCTTTTGTAGCGCAGGACGCCGAGCCAGCGGCCATTGTACCAGTTGGAGATATTCAGCTCCCGCCCGGTCTGATTGCCGGGCTGCTGGTTGCGGCCGCCCGTCTCGCCGAGACTGGCCTGCCCGATCTTGATGCTCATTTCTGCGCATCCTCCTTTGTGGCGTTGTCGATCGCGTCCTGCGCTTTCTGGCTCTGTGTGCCAAAGTAAAACGCGATCACGACGGTATATACCATCATAAAGTCCTGCGAGATCTTCCCGGCGACTGCCATGTACGCAAATACCGCCGTCAGCACCAGTGTGACGATAGATTTGACGCTCAGCAGATTGCCGAGCCGCTTCTTGATGTTTTCCATATGTATGCTCCTTTCAGTCCTTTGTTTCGCTTTCGCTTCTCGTCGCAACCGCGTCAGAGATTGCGAGGTTCGCACGAAGCATTGTATCCTCCAACTTTGTCAGGGCGATACTTCTATTCCTTCCCGCCGGGAGCTGCATGATGAGCGCTTCCGCTTCTTCAAGCTTCCCCCGAATGCTTTCCGACAGGTGTTTATCCATCGGTTCAAAATTCACTCGCTTATACATATTGTGTACCCCTTTCGTTATTCTACCGGATCATTCTTTTTTGCAAAAACCCGCTTGAAGGCAAGCAGGCCAAGCTCTGTGATGGTTGCCCAGCCGGTAAAGCCGAGCACGTCGGACAGGTCGACCGACGCGCCGAGCTCCGGGCTGCGGATGACTGCAATTAGGACGGCGACGGTTTTCAGAGCGCAGGCCCAGACAATTACCGTCGTGATGAGCTGGAGCAAGTACACAACAATGGTTCGCGCCATTTCCCCCTTGCTCCACTTGCCTTTTACCCGCATATCTGCCTCCCAATTTATTGCGCACTGCTGTGCCCGCATTGCGCCTCCAGCTGGTGCAGGAATTTTTTCACGTCGCCGTTCCCGCCCATTTTTTTATACTTCTCTCCGGCGATCAGGCGCTCGGCCATTGGCATTTCCTCGCTCATGATCGTAAGGCGGAGGATTGCCAGATACTGCTCGTCCTGATGCTCCTGCATTTTTCCGAGCTTTTTGTCGATCTCGGCTAGATGCGCCTCCTGCGTTGTGGCCTTGCCGCGCTTTTTCTGAACCGCGCTGACGATGGCATTGACTACCGCCGTCAGCGCGGATGAGCCAAGCGCGGCGCAGGCGAGGGTGACGATGATGGTTTTGGTTTCCATTTTTCTGTACCTTTCTCTTTTATTTGCCGGGCTAATCGTCCGCCATTTTGATGTAGGTGGTGGTATCGCTGGAATAGCTGATCGTCGGCAGCGTCGTGCCGCCGAGGGCTGCGTAGAGGGCCGGGTATGCAGTCTGATCGAAGGTAGAGCCATCGCAGGCATGCCACGGGGCGGAGAGGACGCGGACGGTCGTGAGGATGTCACCGACGTGATAATTCGGCTCCGACAGCTTCCCGAATGCCTCATTTACCATCGGGTTCGCCGGTGCGTCGCCCGCTCGCCAGATCTTTGCAGCGCTCTGTGCCGTCAGCAGGTTCCCGGCCGTGAGCGGCGTCCCGGCTTCCAGCGGCTCGTCCTCCGGGCGAAGCCATTCATAACGCAGCAGACTTCCTGCCGCGTCATACGCCCCGTAGCGGACGGCCCCGTTTGCGAGATCGTTTGTGCCAATTCTATCCCGCATGGTTATTCCTCCAGCGCCTTGATGTAGGCATTGCTTCTGGTGTCCGTCCCGATGGTAGGGATTTCTTTTCCCGCCGCGCTATAATCGCAGTACGCCAGCCCATTCGATGATATGTATGCCGCCTCCGCGTCCGGCGATAGTGCAATACTGTCGATGCTGCTCCCCAGTACGTCTCCATATACCGGGCCGGATGCTGGAGCGCTGATCGCAATGATCTTTTCCGCTCGATCAGCACTTTCAGATTCGCTTGCGGTTTCCGAAAGCACCAAAAGCCCGTTTTCGTATTTGCCGTTCATATAGTTGTCGAGCGAGTCCCTATCAGTTTTGTAGGAAACTACTTTCCCGTTTTCCCACGTTGCACCGTAGTCCGCAGAATACCTGTATACCATATATCCGCTATACGTCGTGGTTCCCGCACCAGAGAAAGCAGCTTTCACCAGTGCAAAAAAAGCAATTATATTTGCGCCACAGTGGTAAGCCGACATTAGGGCGTGATAGGTGTACGTCGACGGCTGGTTGAAGGACGGAGTTAATTCTTCGATGTTTACGCTGCTGACTGCCTCCCACGTCGGATTGATCAGGGTTTTTGCCTTTGAAGTCTTCAGTGTGCCGCTGGTGCTACAGTTCAGCTTGTAAAAACAGTCCTTTTCTTCGGCGTAAAATACGATTCCGCTGATAAAATCTGAGATACTTACTATTTCTTTCGTTTTTTGATTTACGTAGCTGGCGCTTACGCTTTTTCCCTCGTAATTGTAATAATTTCCGTATTCGGCATTTACATGGTAGATATACAAAATATTCGGCGTGATAAACATCTTCAGTCCAGCGCTTCCAGGCAGGCTGCCGCTTGCATATAGCGTAAATGGCGCATCAAGACTACGCGTTGTGTACACTCCGTTTACCTCTGTGGAGTCTCCGGAAAAAACAGCGTAATAAGTGCCGTTTGCATACTGCACATCCGATACCAGCGAGAGTCCGGTCGGCATATCCGCCTGCTGCGTCCACGTCCCCAAATCGGGCGATATCCAGAACTTTCTGTCGTACAGGCCGACCCATTCCCCATTTAGATACCACACAGCTACAGGCTGAATATTCGATGTCTTCAACGCCCACGGAAGCGGTGCAGCAGAGCTTCTGAGCACAGAAAACAATTTTGGATACTGCTTTTGCGATACAGTGCGCCCGTCGCACGGGAGCCATGCGTCGGAGAGGTCTGTGCGGGCGGTGATAGCGATGTCGCCGACTTTGGCCGTACCCTCCGAAAGCTTGCCGAGCGCGTCGTTCACGGTCGGGTCGTCCGGCTTCTTCGAGCCTGGCCAGATCTTCGCGGCGGTTGCATCGGATAGCAGATTTGCCTTGTTGAGTGGCGTACCCTCGACGGTAGGCGCGTCCTCGCGCTTGAGGTATTCGTAGTGGTTGAGCGTGCCGTCGGCGTTATAGACGCCGTAGCGGATCGCGCCGTTGGCTAAAACCTGTGTTGGCTGCCTATCTTTCATGTGAGTAATCCTCCTGCGGCGCACTCCGCCGCGCCGGTGTGGCGAAAAGATTTTGCAACGTTGACGATTAAGTCTTCGCAGAGCGCAAGAATGCGCTCGATATCATTCGCGCCGATGTAGGTCAGGCGCGCCAGCTGCGGCACGTCCGGCGTCCCGGCAGGATACGCAAGCGCGTCGCGGATGGATTGCACCTGCTTGCGGTATGCCTCGGCCTGTGATACCGTTATAATGTCCGTTGCGGCCCAATCGGTTTTAGCCGTCCACGCGATGCTCTTGCCGCAGATCGAGCTGAGGCGCCCCGCCAGATAGTTCAGGGCGGTTCCCACGCGGTTCATGTCGCTTGCGTTATACGCGCCCTTCATCCCGGCCAGCCATTCCGCCCGCTCGTCGGAAGTCATGGCGGCAAAGCCCTTCGCGGCAAGCTCCCGCACTCGCTCCACATCCGCCTGCGTCCGGTCGGTGACGAGGGTAACGATGATAGTCTTGGTGTCCATGGTGTCTCCCTTCTTCTCGTAAATTACGCCTGTTCCTGCCAACCAGCCGGATATTCCGCTGGTGAAAATACATTCCCGTCAATCAAGCTGATGTAATGCTTGCCTTCAAACGTCACCTTGTCACCCTTATTGTAGGCATCATGCGCACCCGTAGGTTGCACAAATTCCGGCCATTCCTCTAGTGAAACGATCACAAACAGTGCCGGTGTAATATCCGGTGTCCAGTCTGCCTGTGAGGTATGCGCCTGCACCACGCGATATAATACGCCATTGTATTGCAGCCGATCATCGACCGCGTAAGAATGGCCTGTTACCCACTGTGGGAATAACTCTACTGCTTGCAGTGCATCCTCATCGGGTAAGCTAATAGACGCTTTTTCAATATAGGGTCTCAATGCTCTGGCTCTTTCTGTGTAACTCATCAATCTGTCTCCCCAAGTAAAATTTTCGCCGCTGTTTCTGCATCTGTGAGTGGCAGTGCCGCGCCCATTTCCTCATAGCTGCCTTCTGGCTCAGTACCTTTCAGCGTATGGTCTGTGAGATGAAACACCATGTCAGAAAGCACCTGATGTTCAGTTCCTCCTCTATCTGTAATAATCACAGCCATCTTAGCGCAAAATCCTTCTGCTTGATCTTCCTTGCACGGGACATAACAACCGTTGCCGTGTAGTCGAATGGGCACAATACTGTCTGCATACCCGGCAAACGCGCCGTCCTGTTTTACTGCATACATGGCGTCCCTCCAAATTTCTCTTGATAGATTTTCTCCAATCGCTCTGTACTTGCGGTTCTCAACCGATTTTTCCAGTAGCCGTTTTCCTGCCCCGGCCATTTTTCATCCGTAAAATCTTCGCCGCAGCCGTTTTTTTCATACCAGCGATAAAGGCGTTCAAGCATTTCCTGCCGCATCGCGCCCTCTGGTGTATTCTGCCTAAAATGCTCCCATCCGTTTTCGGATGTCGCAGCGCATATCCGCCTGCCATCTGCTGCAAACAGGAACCCTTCAATCTCCGATACCGCAGTTCCATATCGGAGATTAAATTCTCCATCGATGCCATTCCCGCGGAAACGCTTATACACGATATACTCCATGCGCTTTTCCCTCATACGCAAAAGCCGGGTGGGAAGCCGAAGGAAGCGCGCGCGGTTCGGTCTTCGACTGTCCCGTTGGTGTTCACATTCTCGAAACCGTCGGAGCTGCTCGCAAGCGGAGAACGGAGCCACCAACGAGCGGCGGTGCTCGTTCCGTTGTGCTTGTACTTTACCTTGCTGTTTCCAGCGGAATAATAGGCGTACTGCGCTTGCTTACTCGCCTCGTTCGAGTTTGCTCTCGAAATGCTCCCGAAAACCTCAAACTCCGAGAGGAGGAAAAAGTAATCCTTTGTCGCCGTGACCGCACTCGCGGATGTGCTATTATTTCCCGTATTGTCCGTGTACTTGGTAACGGACTTTAGGACTGCACGGAGCGCCGCCGGAATGACTGCGATAATCGTTCCGGAATAGCTCGAGAGGCTTGTCCCGCAAATATTTGTACGCATTTGCGAGCTCGCCCATCCGCCGGAGTTCGTTGCACTACTGTTCATAGAGAAATAGCCGGTTGTCGAAACGGGCGAGGTATAGTAACTATCGCAGAAACACACGTCCGTACCGCCGGAGAGCGCGGTCTTTGCAAGTTGGAAATGGATACGGTTTTCCCCTTCTAGGCTCGCGTTATGGTTAAATCCAATAATGAACGCATATGTTGTGTAATTAGATAGTGTAAGATGTCCAACCGTGCCGTTTAGCGTTACAGCCTTTCGGTCACCGACGCTCCAATAGTTCGCGCCCTGTCCCGCGTCGGATATATCTTTTATTGTTTCCCAAGTATTTTTATTCAGTGTCGGATATACAAAATTAAGCGACACCGCGTAACTGTCCGTGATAGTTACGGCTTTTGTGTCAGATGTTTTCCCGTTGAGCGTGGCGGATACGCTCCATGTGCCGATCTCCGGAACGGTAAGCGTACAAACTCCGGTGCTGCCAGATGTTCCGCTGATCGTTTTGGAGCCGTTCGTCGCTGTGACCGTCGCACCGGCAGATACCGTTACGACCAGTTGCGGGGCTATGCCGGTCTGGATTGCCTGAATGGCCGACACGAATCCTGCCGGGTACACCAGCTGCGCAGACGTGCCACCCTTCGCGCGGATCGCGTCGGCGACCGCCGTCAGGTCAGCCGTATTCGTCAGATATTCCGCCATCAGAAGCTACCTCCATTCGCGTTTGCGATCTCTACCGCCGCCCACGCACCGGAAACAACCCGCAGAAATTTTCCATTATCAGCGGCGGTGACAGACGGCACTTCGCGAACCTTGACAGCTCCGGTCTTGCCGTTGACGGAGGTGACAGGGGCGGTTTTGAGGTAGTCCTTGCCCGCCACGGCCACCACCCACGCCGTCGGCTTGCCGCTTGTGTCGACCGCCTTGACCTTGATAAGGTCGCCGACCTTCGCCCCGGAGGCCAAAAGCACGTCCTGCTTGCCGCTCCATGCGGCTTTGTTTCCGCGCACGTCGCCGATGGCCTCGTCAATCTGCGCGCCGGTATACTGGCTGTTGTACGCCATGCGATCACTCCTTCATGCACAGGAAATCCTCTCCGTCAGCCGTTTTCATGGTCTGCGACTGTCCGGACGGGATAAATCCGTAATTGTCGTTCCAGCTGCCGTCCACGCCCTGCGCGAACAACGAAATGCGGTATTCCCCATCACCGGAAAGCAGGAAATCGTCGTATACCTCAAAGGTGCGCTGCGTGCCCGCCGGGGTCTGGGAGAAGGACGCGATCAAAGCGCCCTTCCCGCGGCCCCAATCCTCGCCGGACTTCGTCGCGCGGCACTCGAAGGCCGTGTAGGCGATGTCCGACGAGAAGGTGACGGTGATGGAGTCGTACCCGGATACCGCCGAGATCTTGTTTCCTGTGATGGAGAAGGTCAACTCCGGCGCGGCCATTAGGCTGCGCTCCACGTCCCGGCGGCGTTCTTGACGAAGACCTTCACGATCTTCACGCCGTCGCCGGAAGACGCCGATTCGAGATCCGCGCCCTTGACAGTGACGTTGATGGCGGTGTTCTTCTTGTAGCCGCCCGCCGTGCCGCTGACGTTCGTGGAGCCGCCCGTCGCCGGGATCTGCGTGCCCGCCGTGTGCAGGCTGCTCGTCGCCGGGACGACGCGGACGGTGTATTCCTCAAAGTCCACATCGCAGACGAAGGAGAACGCCGCTGCGTCGTATCCCGTTACCTTGGAAATGCGGCTCTTGTCGGGGCCGGTGATGGTCACGGCGGGGATCGAGGTGTTGAGCGTGATGGAGTCGCTGGCCGCAGTCGATTCGTTGCCGACGTCGTCGCGCACCTTTACATAGATCGTCTTCAGGCCGTCGCCGTCCGGGAGCGTAATGGATTTTGTGGCCGCGTATGTCTCCCACGACGCAGCCGCCTCCGTTTTCGCCGCCTTTGTGCCCCAGATCTTCATCTGGTAGCCGGTCGTCGCCGCGTCTGTGACGGAGATCTTCGCGGTGACGGTCGCGCTGGTCGCGTACTGTGCGCCGTCATTCAGGATGATCGATAGACCGGCAGGTGCCAGCGTATCGAGTGTTAAATTAAAAAAGCTTGCCATTCGGATTTAACCCCTTTCTTCACTTTTGAGTTCAATGTACAAAAAGCCGCCCGGCCTTTCATAAATGGTTTTCTCGCCCAGATGGGCGGACTTAATGCCCATGGAGCCGATGAACAGCGCCAGAATGCGTTTGATTCCAAGTGCCAGCATGTCAGCCCTCCACCAGATACAGCGTCCGCGCGTCCTTTTCGTCCATCGCGTCATAGTCCGATTTTGTCAGCACGCGGATCTCGTCGATCTGCGCCGATGCAATGCCTCCGCCGCCGGAGCCGCCGCCAGCACGCACGGAAACGTTAAAGGAAACGTCGATCGGGTCGCGGTTCTTGAGTTCAAATTCAATGCCGCCCATCACAACACCGCCTTTGAAAGCGCGTGCGCAACGTCGATCTGCTTGATCTCCGAGCCAATCACGTCACCGCTCTTGAATTTCACGCGCACCTGCATCTGGCAGAGCTTCGGGAGCCGAAAGGTCTCCTGCTGGGTGAGGGGAAACAGAAACTTTCCGTCCTCGTATCCGATCTCTCCCGGATAGCTCTTTTGCAGATAAAGCAGAGAAATTTCCACCTTTTCAACGCTTGCAACGTCCAGCGGCTGTCCTTTATTCTTGATGGTAACACTAAGGTTATACGAATCTCCCTGTACCAAATGTCGCACCTCCGTTCTATGTGCCGATAATCTTGCATTCTGCCGCTGCGATTCCGCTGAGGCGAATGCCCATACTGGTGATCGTTCCGGTGATCTTCGTGCCCCACGGCGTTGTGGTCTGCACGTAATCGCCCGGGGCTTCCTTGTCCATGACAATTTTGACACTGTGCGTCTGACGGCGCATATAGTAGTCAAAGACGTGCTGCGCGACGGCGGCAACGTTGTCGCTGTTGACCAGCGTAGCGTCGCGTACCTCGATGACGTTCGGCTTGGTCTGTGTGGTGGCGTTCGGATTGGTCTTGGACGTGACAGACGTCGTGTGATAGTAGGTCGTACCGCCGACCTCCACGTTCTCCCCGCTTCCGGACGCCGAATAGCTGTGTGCCGTCACGCGGATCTCCGTGACCACTGCCGCCGTTTCAACGCTGCCGCCCGTGTATGTCCGATCAAGCGGAATCGTGGCAGGAGAGGCTGCTGTGAGCCTCCGGACGCGCACGCCACGCGACGCGCTTGTGTCAATGGTCGCACGAAGCGCGAAAACGATCTGTTGCAGCGCTTCTCGTTTCGTGCAGTCCGGGATATAGCCGGTTACGGTCTCGTCTTCCAGCGCAGGGTCGAAGTCCAGCGTGAAGTGCGCGCCGAGAATCGAGGTTATCAGCTCCTTCGCGTTTTTGCTGCTGTAGACCGCCGCCGCGAAGGGCTCGTCGTCCAGAATGCCGAGCGCGTCCTGGCAGGATACATCATAGAGCCGTTCGCTCGACCGGGACGAGCTCTTGATGTAAAAGACGCCGATCAGCTTTGCGCCGTCGTAGGCGCTGACGGGCTGCTTTTCCTGAAAAATGAAGTCAATATCGTCTGAGTTGTCGAGCGTGAAATCCAGCGTATTGATCTCCACGTCGTCGGAGATCACGCTGACACCCTCGGTGACGTTGACGCTGCGCAGATCCTCCCGCTCGAATTCCCGGACGATGCCGAAGAATATCTGTCGGAGCTTCGCATAGCGGTACGGCAGGCTCGTCTTTTTCAGCTCAATCACGAGCTTGTTGTAGCCCGTGACTGGCTTGGCGCAGAAATATTTCTGGCCGTCCGGCGTGAAGTCCTGCGACGCGACGGTTGTCTCGCCGTTGTACCACGTCATGGTCAGGGCGCTGCAATAGTCGCCGGTGCCACCGTCAAAATAGAGGTAAATGCCGGAGCTTGCGAACGTGCCGTCCAGCGTGATAGTCAGCGTCGGGTTCGCGTCAAAGGTGCAGTCCGCTTTGCTCGGAGCCGAAGACCAGAACGCCGCCCGCTCGGTCGTGAGGATCGGACGGGAGCCGTCCAGCACCCACTGGTTCAGCTCGTTTGTTGCGACGATCACCGGCTCTGTGCCATACGGCAGTTCCGGAAGGTCGGAGAAGGGCTTCGCAGCGGTGCTCGCCACGCTGGCCGCCTCCGCCGCGCCTACCGCAACGTCCTCATAAATCACTCGAACGCTCATACCGGAACCCTCTTCGGTTTCATTGCAACAAAGTTAATCGATAAGTTCTGCCATTCGCTCCTATCGCCGTATCTTGATACAAGTTCATCTTCTCCGTTTGCCACATAGGCATCAAACGTCAAAACAGATTGCGCATACGGGACAGTCAGAACGTGGCTATCGACCGGCGCGGAAATGTTCTCGTAAAACGCATCATATTCTGCAAGATCAGACGAAACAGGATCGATCTCCAAACTGTAATTGTAAAATGTACCGATAATGTCTCGCGTCATCGCGCCGGTCATCACGCGGCCCGCGTTATCGCCGTCGAGGACGGAAAACGAACGCTTTAGGCTCACAACATGCAGATTCGGATACTCCTTGCCGTCAAGGCTCAAAATGCTTGTCATGCCTTCACCCCCGCAAGCTTCACTCCGACGCGCTGTGTTTCCTCGTTGTTAAGGTTATACACCGCGCGTCCAAGTTCTCTGTGGTCGAGCTGCATAACAACCGTGATCTGTCTGCCGCCCATGCCGCCCGTTTCGTTCATGGCCTGCTTGAACGCCTGCACCATTGTGGCAAGCGGCGTTTCGATATTCGTTCCGCTTTTCTGGTCTCCCAGCACAGCCATAAACTCCCGGTTCGGCGGGATGACCGCGCCGGAGGCTAGGCGGGGGAGTTGGACATTTCCCCAGCTTACATTTCCAATGTCTACGCCCGGAACCTTGTTCAGCAGCCTAATCGCCCCGTTCACAAGGCCGCCCAAACCGCCAAGCGCGCGATTGATCCCACTCTCGATTTCGGCAATCAGGCCGTTCATGGCGTTTTTCGCAAGATTGGCCCACCATTCGCCTGTGAATACAGGCGCAATGTTCTTCTTCCAGAAATCTTTGATTTTGCCCCAGCAATCTTTTACCTTGCTGACAATAAAATCCCAGTTCGGCGCAATAGCCGCAGCCAGGCTTACGCCGCCCGCTGCGAGAAGTCCAAGCCCGAGCGGAATTCCTGCACCTGTGAACAGGAGAACCGCGCCAAGCGCAAGGAGCGCGCCGCCAACGATTGCAGTAATTTTGCCAAGCGGCCCTTTCATTTTTTCCTGAATCGTATTCCAGTTGACAGCCGCCGTTGCTGCAAGTCCGATTGCGCCCGCAGCCATCAGCCCGATTCCAAGCGGAAGGCTTGCGCCTGTAAATGCAAGGATCGCACCGACCGCAAGCAGCGCCGCACTGACAATCGCGGTGATCTTCCCTATCGGCCCTTGCAGTTTTGTTTTGATCGTATCCCAGTTGATAGTTGCTGTTGCTGCAAGCCCTGCCGCTCCTGCAACCATCAGCCCGATACCGAGCGGCAGATTCGCACCGCTGAATGCGAGAATTGCGCCAAGCGCAAGCAATGCCGCACCCACGATCGCTACAATATTTCCGACAGGGCCCCGCAGGGCCGCCGTGATCGTGTCCCAGTTAACAGCCGCTACCGCAGCGAGACCGACCGCCCCGGCCGCCATCAGCCCAATGCCGATAGGAATGTTTGCGCCGCTGAACGCTAAGATCGCGCCGACAACAAGCAGCGCCCCGCTTACGATTGCCGTAATGATTCCGATGGGCCCTTGCAGCGCTTCTGTAATTGAGCCCCAGTTTGCCGCCACAGTGGCCGCAAGGCCGACCGCACCGGCGATCATCAGTCCGAGGCCAAGCGGAATGTTTGCGCCAGAAAAGACAAGGAGCGCGCCGATTGCAAGCAAGGCAGTACTTACAATCGCCGTGATAAGTCCGACTTGCCCTTGCAGGATTCCAGCGATTTCTCCCCAGTGATTGCTTACCGCGTCCCACACCGCCAGCGCGCCAACTGCCATAAGCGCTATTCCAAGCGGGATGTTCGCGCCGCTGAACGTGAGAATTGCGCCAAGCGCAAGCAATGCCGCGCCCACAAACAATTCTGTAATTGATGTCAGCTGATCCTTTATCATGGCGCTGAAATCGGGTGCTATCGTATCGGATCCGATTCCGCCACCCGCTCCTGCGCCGCCGCTGCTTCCGGAATCATTCGAAAGCTGGTTGATTTCGTCAAACGACGCCATGCTTTTCCCTGCTTTTTTTGCTGCGTCTCCCACATCGGAGATTGCTTCCGCCTCGTCTCCATATGCCGCAGCGGCTTCCGCCGCAGATTTCGGAAAAGACGTTCCGAACAGCTTCGAAACCAGTGTTGCAAGCGCGTTTACAATTCGAGTCAGCACGTTCACAAGAAGGATAAAAGCAGGAATAACCACCTTCATGATTGGCTGCGCAAGCGTGAGCAGAGCGCCCTTCAGCCTGGCAACTGCCGCGCGCGCTTCGTCGCTTTTCTTGATCGTCTCGCTAAGCCAGCTGCGCAGCTGGGAAAGGCCGCGGGACAGGACGGTAAAGATCAGCGCGCTCCTTAGTACCCCGCTTAATCTTCTTCCGAATTTGTTCATGCTCTTTTCGACGCTTGCCGATACTTCCGCCATTTTAGCCGAGGCTCCGCTTGCATTTGTGATCTGCTGCACCAGCTCTCCGGCTTTGGTCTTTGCAGCGTCAAGCGCAGCGGTCTGGTTTATCACCTTGTCGGTGATCTTTGCATATTGACTCCCGAGCTTTTCCGCCGTTTTGTTTTGCTGCACCAGCAGCTGTTCCTGCTCTTTGATTTGTGCAGCAACCTCCGCCTGTCGAGAATAAGCGTCTATGTACTCAGCTGGATTAGCCGAAGCGTTTCCGGACGTGATTCCCTTTAGGCGGTCAGCCTCCGAGCGGAGCGATTTCAGCGCGTCTTCCGTCTGCTTTGCGGACTGAAGCGCAGCGTCCAGCTCCTTTTTAAGCCCGCTCTGCGTTCCGGTATCCTCGTTTAGCTTGGCTTCCATCTTGTCGATTTTCGCGGACAGCGTATCAAGCTCCTTCTGCGCTTTTTTTGCGTCCGCGTCGACGGTGACCACAATTTTCCCATCTGCCATATTTTCACCACCTTTTCGGTTGATTTTTGTTATTATTTGTGTTATCTTCCAAGTAAGGAGGGAAGAAATATGAGTGATTGCATTATCCAAATCAGCCGGGACAATTCTTTTTACGGTTCTGGCCTGATCGTCGGCGTTGCATTGGATGGCTGTGATGTCGGCACGCTGAAAAACGGTGAAGAACTTCGAGCTGTGGCCGCTCCGGGCCAGCATGAACTTTCTTTTTACCGGTATCGCCGTCTGGATAAAACCATATCCTTTACCATTGCCGAAGGGCAACAGAATGCGTTTTTTACCATCAAGATTAACGCCTCGAACCGCGTTGACGTTGTTGGTGGGCTAAAAACCAAAAAGCAGGCGAAACGCCCCAGCGGCTGCCTGACGGCTTTAATCGTATTCCTCTGTCTTTTCGTCTTTATTGGCGCGGCCTTTGCTTCCTGCGGATCGTCCTCCAAGCCGGAAAAGGTCGGAACCTCAGTTTCTTCTTCGCAGCAGCCGCCGCAGCAATCCGATTCCGGGCCTGAAACATTTGGCGTTGGGGATCAGGTCGTTCTAGACGGCGTGGAGGTCACGTTGCTCAGTGTTACCGAGAATTCCGGCCAAAATTACGTCTCGCCGGATGATGGAAAGGTCTTTGTTCTGTGCGAATTCGAGATCGAAAACAATTCATCCCGCGATATTGCGTCCAGCACCATGCTTTCATTCGAAAGCTACATTGATGGCTATACAACCAGCCTCAGCCTCACCGCCATGATGAGTTCCGACGAGCCGCAGCTTGACGGCACGATTGCCGCCGGGAAGAAAATGAAAGGTGTCGTCGGATATGAAGCGCCGCAGGATTGGAGTGAGATCGAGATTCGATTCTCTCCAAGCTTCTGGGGTAGCGAAATCGTTTTCGAGTATAAAAAATAAGTTTTTCCTGCTGCCGCCCCTTAACCGGGGCGGCTGTTTTTTGTCCCGACTCCCCATACGGCAAGCAGGTCGGCTTCGGCCTCCGAGTATGTTGTCTTCAGATCGACGATATCCCGGTTGCGCCGGTAGAAATCCCTCTCCTGTTTATCGAGGCTCTTCCCTCTGGCCTTTTTATCGCGGATAGAAACCACCTGTGCATACAGGCAATCTCCGATTTCTTGATAGTACGATAGAAACGAATACCAATGCAGGTATTCCAGCGCCCTGACCTCGCAGCCCGCGATTCGGTTGATAGGCGCAATATAGAGATCAAAGTCCTGCGCCCATGACATGATCTCTGGCTGCTTTCTCTTCTCTCGATTCTCCTGCCCGTGGTCGATGAAGCGGAAGCACTGGTTCAGGGCTTCCTGATAGTCGCTGACGGGCATTTCTTCGAAGTCGGGATAGAAGATGGTCAGCGCCGCTTCCGCCTTATCCCGCTCGTCCAGTTCCCTGTCTGTCAGGGCTACGAGGATATCGAGGATTGCGCGGTAATCAGATTGGATCGCGTATTCTGTTCCGTCGACCTCAACAGAGGTCGGCAGGGAATAGATCACTTTCCCCATCTATCAATATATTTCGCGAACAGGGGGCCTGCGCGTTTTCCATCTATCTGTATATTTCGCAATCCTCGGGTTGGTCTTCTTCTGCTCTGCCGCGAAGCTCGTGTCGATCTGATCGATCACGGCCAGCATGAGGTTGCACCATACTGGCAGGCCGTCGGCCAGCGCGTAGACGTTCATAGTGCCGAACAGGTCTGCGCAGACAGGCTTGGCAAACAGGCCGTCGATCATGTCCCGCATTTCCGCGTCGCGGCGGCGGGCAATGGCGAAAATCTCCTTCTTGTCCGCGCAGCGGTCAATCTCGGCCTTATACGCCTCCTGCTTCCCGTCCAGTTCGTCAAACGTGTTGAATATCTGTTCAACAAATGCGCTGTCGGTCGGGTTGAAGGAGACTTCCGCCGCGTCGTTCAGCTTGAACGATACGATACCGGTTTCAAATTTGATTTCAGGCATTGCGATTCCTCCTTACGCTGCGTCTGGCGTGAAGGTAATAGCCCCGTTGGCGCCAACCGCCGCCGTGCCGGTCGTGCGTTTGCCGCCGAGCGTCACGTCGATGGGCATACCTACCGAGCCGCCGCCCTCGCCGCCGAGGCTGGACGGCTTGACCATAGACGCGTCGTAGCGCTCCGCGAAGACTGCCGTCTTGGCCGTTCCTGCATAATGATGGACGATCAGCACGTCCTGATTCGCCAGCGCAGCTGCGTTCTGCTGCTTGACCGCCAGATCCCAGATCTTCTTCAACGCCGCATCGCCCGCGTCAAGGTCGCACGGGTCAAAGCTCTGCGTGATGATCGGTTTTTTCATGGTGGTTCTGGTCGTGCCGAGGATGTCCTTGCTGGAATCCTCCTGCCAATCGTACTCCATGCTGGAGTCTGTGACGCGCGTTCCGAACGGCGACCATACGGGCGTCGAGGACTCGCCGGTGTTCAGATATGCGATCAGCAGCTCCCGGTCGATGGTCTGACCGGCGGTTGTGTTAAAAGTAACTTCTGCCATAGTTAAATCACCTCATATGTCAGTTTCATTAGAATTTGATGATCCTCTGTGCCGTCCTCATACCGGGCGAACAGGGCCGAGCGGCTGACAGCTTCCATGCGCCGGACGCGCATCCCGTCGCCCAAATCCGGCGGGTTCTGCATGGCCCAATCCCCGAAGCGGTTCAGCATGGCGTCGCATTTCAGGCGCTTGTCGTTGCTGTTTCCGGGCTTGATGCGGGCGATGATCTTGAATTGATATTCCGCCTCGTGCCCTCCGAGGATGAATTTTCGTGTGATGTACGCGCCCTGAATGGTGGACAGGGCCATACTCGCCGAGTCGGCGGCGAGGAATTCATAATTAATCGTTGCGGCCGGTATGTCGTCGTCCGAGAAGGAATTTGCCCAGATCATCATCTTTCGGGAGATATCCTGTTCTTCCTCCGCAGATACCAGCCTTTTTTGCTTTTCAGCGTCCATTCTTCACCGCCTTGTCCGCTACACGAAGCCATTTATCAAGATTTTCAGCCTTTGACGCCTCGAACCAATGCGATTGCGCCTGATTGTGTCCTGACGTGTTGAACACAAGATTTTTGTCGGTCAGTACCTTTGTCCCGCCTTTCGGCGCGTAGGTGCTTCCGGTCTCCGGGTCTACCATGACTTTCCCGTAGTACAGGAACCTTGCGTATGGGCCGGGATAGATGATCGCATTCCCTTCCACCTGTGTTCTGCGGTCGAGGGAACCGGTCAAGAATGGCACATACGGGGCTGTGTCCTTTCTTGCCTGAAGCGCGACAATATGCTCCGCTTTGGTACACGCCTGCGCGATTGCCTCATGCAATTCATCAAAGCCGTCTGCCTTTACGCTGAATTTCAGCATATTAGGCCCCTCCGACTTCGAAGTGTCTCATGTCCTGGCTTCCGAAGTCCTTCATATCGACCTTTGTGACCTTGTAAACGTCGTCATAGAGCATTTCAAGCGCCTGCTCGGTCTTGTCCGGCTCCACGACTTCACCCTTGATAAAGAATGTCGTTCCGCCGTTGCCGTCCGTGGAGAGCGTCCAGATTCCGCTTTTATCAGTTGCACGCCAGAATTCTTGCGGGCCGACGTAGCGCTTTTCTGCGCCCGTCACGCCGTCTACAGCAACCGTAGAGAACGGAATGTACAGATTCACCGCATCCGCGCCCTCAAGCCCGCTCTGGCGGACGTTGGCCGCCTTGGAGGCTTCCAGCAGAACGCCGCGCAGGACGGTGATGTAGGTTTTCTCCACGTCCTTGAATGTCGCCGGGTCTGTCTCCTGCGAGACGTTGTAGATGGTTACGGTGTGGGGGAACATGGACACGGCCCATACCCCCTTGCTTTGAGTAATCCGGTCGGCCCGAGGTACGCCAGCACGATCTCACGGCGGCGCGTCTCTGTCCGCTGTATATCTGCCTGGGACAGATTTCGTGAACCAAAGCTTCGCGACCAGCCGCCGACCGTCTCGCTTGATACGGGCCTGTCGGTCGTGTAGACGAGGCTGTCCAGCTTCCCAGCGTCCTGCTCCAGCTCGGCCAGCGCACAGACGCAGTTCTGGACGGCTTCGAGCTTGTCCCCGGCGGCGGAGCGCGCGCGGCTCATGGTGATGTAGTCGACGTAAGCCGATGCCTTGCGGGCGAGGCCGCAAAATTGCTCTTCATCCATCGCCGTCCCGCGGTACACAGTCGCGTAATACTCATAATCAGCGTAGATCATGCTGCGCCCTCCTTCCGGTCAGCCTCCGCGCCCGTCATGCAGGCGCGGAGGCTCGATTTTACTTGCTGACGTCCGCGCCGATGAACAGGCCGTAAGGATCGGGCACGACCGGGATAAACAGGCCGCTTGCCTTCGTCCAGACGGCTACGGGGTCAGGCGTCTGCCACTGCGTAATGGTGATATACTGCTGTGCGCTCTTGTCGGAGTACGGGCCGTATGCCTTTTCTTCCGGCGTCACGCCCCATAGGCCGACGCCAAAGGAATTGGCCGTGCCGTTGGACAGGAACGCAACCTTGTCCTCCGGGAAGAATCTGTACGGCTTCTCTTTGCCGTCCGCGGTCTGCACCTTGTAGCGCTGGTCGTTGGCCGTAATCTGGCCAAAGCCGAACAGATTGAGGAAAAGGCTGCGCAGCTTCTCAGGAGTGACGAATGTACCCGCGCCCACAGTGCCGTATACGATGGTCTGAATGCCCTTGTTGGACGCGAGCTTGCGCAGGATCTTCGTACCGACGACCATTTCGCTCAGCGCATGACCGGAGGCCGCCGCCTGATCTGTGATTGCATAAAGCTGGCCGATGATATCAGCGTCTGCGCCAAAGTCGATCTTGAAGCCGGTGTTCGCGGACGGAACGCCGTAATCGACAGTCATGTTGAGGTTGTTTTCCTTGATGGTCATCTTGCCGGTCGCAAGGACTTCCATTTTCGCGACTTCGGTTCTTACCTTGACCGCGTCGGCCATCAGGCGCATATCGTCGAAGACGTAGCTCACAATGGCGTTGTCGGCGTATACGCCGTTTTCGTTGAGCAGACGCACCCGCTCGGACTGGTTGATCTTTCGCTTGATAAACAGCTTTTCAACCGCGGTCTTTTCGAGAGCCGGGCGCGTGGCGATCTCAGCCTCGGTGTCGAGCGCGTGCACAGTCGCCATCGTGGGGATCTGTGCGCCGTTCGCGAGACGCAGGTACTCGGCTTTCAGGTTTTCGGTTTTCTGATCCGGGAACAGCCGGTCTCCGAGGTAGGCCGGGCGCGCGACGGAAATGTTCTGCGAGAAATCCAGACGGTCAGCGTCGGAAATCAGTTCAAGAATGTCAGGCATGGTGTTTTTCCTCCTTCTTTAGGCCGTAGTCCACACGGGGTACAGGGTCACATTGCCGGTCATTTCGACCTTGGAAACAGCTTCGCCGCCCTTAGCCGTGCTCCAGCCGGTCTGCGTGTTGCCGCTCTTGGTCAGCGGGTATTCGGTCGATACGTCGGCATAGGAGCCCTCTGTGTAGACGTTCTCGTCGACGGGCGGCGTGCCGCTGCCGTCGTTTTTGTCGTAGGTCACGGTATAGCCGCGCGTGATCTCCGGCGCATCAACAAATGTGAAGCCCTTGCCGGACAGCGCGGTCTTTGCTGCGGAGGCCAGCGACAGGCGGTCTGCCAGCACACGGCCCGCGACCATCACGGAGCCGGGCATATTGCCGTCCGTCACGTCGATGTCCTCAAATACGAGGCCGACGGCGTTCGAATTGTCGGACGGGAACGGCGTGCCTGCCTTGACGATCTTGTACTTGCCGTCCTGCACGCCCATCGACGCGGGGATTTCACGGGTTTTCAGGACGAGGCCGACTTCGCTTTCGAGGAAATTCGGCCTGACTTCTGCTTTTGTGTTTACAACGATAGACATTTTTCAAATCACTCCTTGTTTGGTGTCTGCGCAAACTGCGCGTTGAACTGCTGCGCGTACATTGCGCCCTTGCTCTTTGCCGCCGGTGCGCCGCCCTGGCCGACGGGCTTGACGAATGTGGGCGTGGGCTTATCTGCCTGAAACGCAGTCGGATCTGCTTCGAGCTGAGCCTTGTGCCACTCGTCGAAGCCGGTCAGCTCGCCGTCTTTCAGTTCAAGGTGTTTCTCCTTGAGGTCTGCAAGGTAAGCTTTCTCGGCGGCTTTGGAAGAGAACTTGACGCCCTTGGCCGTAATCGCGCGGTTCATGGCGTCGGCGTAGTCCCGGCTTGCCAGCTGCGCCTTGTAATCTTCGGTTTCCTTGGTGTACCGGCCCTGAAGGTCTTCGAGCTGCTTGCGGACGCTCTCGGCGTCCCCGCTGGACTTCCGCAGGTCTTCGATGTCCTTGTCGCGGTCGGCCAGCTGCTGCCGGGCGGCGTTCAGGTCTTCCTTGGCCTGGTCCGCTTTTTGCTTCTCCCGGCCGATGTCGCGGCTGTTCTCGTCAAGGATCTTGTCGACGGTATCCTTATCGAGCCCCAGTCCTTCCAAAAAATCTCGCTTCATGGGTTCTCCTTCACAGCTTCGCTTTGTTCTCGCGGGTCGCGTCCGCTGCTGCCCCGTAGTTTAGCGACTTCGGGCCGGTCAAGATTTGATAAAACAAAAAGAGCCAACCTGTAAGAAAACCTTACAGGTTAGCTCATCGTGCCATTCCGCGCACTCGATTGTGCTGCGGTATCTGTATTACTTTTTCAGCTCTTCCGCCTTGATGATCTGCGCCTTGACTGTTCCGTCCTTCATGCGCTTCAGCTGGACGCGGAATCCGGCGGCAAGCGCCCGCTCGATGGCGGCTTTCAGTTTTTCGTCGATCATACGGCGTTCCTCACGGGATCAGGTCTACAATGCCCTTCGCGGCATTATAGATCCGCTTCATGATCGCGTTCTCCTGCAAGTATTCAAGCCCCTGCAGCGTGATCTGAATCCGGCGCTCATTCCTCAGGTGCATTTCGCCCGTGACGTCGGTATAAAGCTCCGCGCCCTTGATAAGCCCCGCGTCCTGAAGCATTTCCAGATACCTGTAGAGACGTTCTCCGGACACCTGCATGGAGTCCAGGCCGAAGCTCTCCACGCTGAACGCCGGAAGATCCATCGCGCGTTCCAGCGCAGACAGCATTTTATAAATCGCTTTGAAGTTGTCCATTTGAATTTCCCCCCTTGCATTTTTTGTGAGAGTGTGGTATAGAATAGATAAGAGCCGGTCGCTGTCCACGACCCCTTCCCAGAAGGGCGAGATGGTGTGTCGGCTTCTTTTTTTATTTTCTTTTTACGATTCTCTGCACTTTTCCATTTCGGATTTCAATGATCTCATCAACCCACTCAGTATCCTTTCTGGCAAATATTTTTTCAATTTGCGCATCTATTGTTTTTTCGTCAAGCTTGGTCTTGGTGACATCCAGAATAAACCGCTGCCCCTGCTTGGCTGCCTTTTTCACACGATTGAAAATCGTATTTCCCCCGGCTTTTTCTCCGAGCGTTTTCAGGTCATACGCTTCCCCTCGGAAAATATAGTCCGGTGTGGACACCCCCTGCGGATTATTGACACGCGGAACTAGCCCAATTTCGCCGCCGAATTCCTTTTCAAGGAGTCCGGCAATTTCTTTTTCGTGCTCTGTGTGGTCAAGCACGACATTATGCCCGTCGACCTTGTATGTAACGCCGTTTGCAGTATACTCCTGCAAGTCCTGTACAGTGTGGCTGTTCGGAGTGGCCTCCGCGCGCCACTTTTCCGTTACGTCGGTGTATCTCGGCTGAAAGCCGGCGCTTTCTGCTGGTTCTGTGTTGGTCGGAGGTTCCACCCGCTCAACCGTTTTCGCTTTGCTGGCCGCAGCCTCGGATTTTGCGTCTGTATACAGAACCCTTGTCCGCTCCGGCTGCTCTGGCAGTCCTGCTGCCTTGCTGAAATCATGGTATTTCGTGTTCAGGCGGCGCAGCTTGGCTGCTGCGGCGGTCTCCTTGTCCTTTTGTCCGGATGCTTTATAGGCGTTTTTCAAACGCTTCTGTTTGCGAATCGACCGTTCGAGCCGTCTTTGCATTTGGGTCGCTTCGTACGCGGTATATTTCTTCCCGTCAAACTCGCAGCCGAGACCATCATCAATGTGTTCCAGCTGCTCTTCGGAATAGGTAGGCTCCATAATGCCGGGGAGAAATGCGTGTTTGTAGTGTCGGCAATTTGCTCCGGTCAGGCCGTCTACATAGCCGTAGCCAGTCGTCTCCACGAGATCCTTGTACTGCCCAAGCGGGTCAGGCTCTCCGTTTTCGCTTTTATAATAAATTTTCCCTTGCCAATCCTTGTGGCTCGACCACGGGGACGGGCCGGGCTTGTCTCGTGCGCCGGAGTGGGCTGTGATCTCAAAATACCGGGTATCCAGATATTCCGCCGACTGGTCGGAATACTTGTCGCAGATTTGAGCTACACCTGTCATAACGGCCCTGCGGGCAGCCACGTCGATTTGATCTGTGTGCCCGCTCTCATAGTCCACAACTTTGATTCCGCTTTCTGCCAGCTGCTTGACGGCGTTGGCAATCGCCTGATTATAGCTGATCGCCCCGCTCTGAATTTGCAGCGTTGACGAATTTAGGGCCCACTGATATGCTTGCGCAGGCGGAAGCATTCTCTGGCCATTGTCCACTAAAAACCCCAAAGATTGCGTCAGATTTCGGAATTCTCCGAGCGTCTGCCTGCGGATCGCGTCGATATCGGAGGCGTCTACCAGCCGGTCAGGCTTTGTCACATCGGCCAGCGTGATAAGGCCGTTGTAATAGCGCTGATTGCGCTCTACAACGTCGTCCAGCAGCTTGTTCAGCTTTTCCTCGCCGATATCCGCCGTCTTCTGGATCTCCTTTCTGATCTTCTTGAGGTCGATGCCGTGTGACCGCAGCGCCCGAATATCCTGCACCGTTACCTCGTTCAGCTCATCCGCAGCTTTAAGCCGGGAGCAGATTTCTTCCAGCAGCGTTATTTCAAGAGCACGGAACAATTCTGCCAGTTCTTCCGGGAGGGCGTCAAGTAATTCAGGAGTAAATGGGTATTTCATTTGTTATTTCTTGCGCCGCCATTGCTTTTTCTTCCCATCCCATGATAAGCCATTGGCTTTTGCAACATTGCGCAAATTGTACGTTTGCCCCGAAATCGATTGCACCTTAGACCAGTCAATACCAAACGTTTCCCCGTTTATTGCCCCGGCTTGAATTATGTACTTCGTGTTCACAGTTCTATTTGTTTTTGCGGTTTTTTCATAAGAATCCGCTTTTGCATAGCTGAATGTCAGGTTTCCGTTTCCATCCGTCTTCGCTTCCAAGATTTCGTCGTGATGGTATGCAGGGCTCCACCCTCTGGCTTCGCGCATATAGGATTCTATTTCCCTCGGCTTGCCTCCAATAATGGTTCCATCTTTGCTGCCTCCGGCAGGGATTCTTCCGGATTTTCCGCGGTCTCCAGCTCCGCCTGCGCCTCCACGTCCGCCCATTTTGCTTTCCTCCGTTTCACAATATCATCATAGTGCGGCTTTACCCGTATCAAATTCCAGTCGCATTCTTCCGGCACTTTCCCGTAGAATATCACCCATTCCGGGGATAGCCGTTTCATCATTTCTTCGTAGCCGCGCAGGAACAGGCGCTTGCTTTCAGCGTTTGCCTGCGTTCCCACCGAGGAAACCGCCACAACACCGCCGACAGGTTCACCGTCAAAGCACCAGTCATAACTATTCTCATCGCTCCATGAGATTGTCGGATAAACCGTCATGCCGTGCATTTGCCAGTATGCCGCCAACCAATGCTTGCGGTAATGGTTGTATATCTGCATCGCCAGCGGCATATCCGTGTATGTGGAGAAGTCCGGCGCACACACCGCCGCAAACTGCAACAGTTTCGGAATGTACTTGTCCGGCGTGTTCCAATATCGAATGAATTGGTAATCGTCCACAAAGAAATGAACGATTTTGCTTGCCTGGTCTTTTGCTGTGTAATGGTAATTCACAGGGATAAATTCGCCATGCGGATATGCCTTGACCGGCTCGATCTGCGGAATGTCGTACTTTCCAACGCCGGGGAATGTGAACTTGTCGAGATTTTCAAAGTTAATCATACCGGACGCCATGTACCGCTGCGCTTGTTAGTTCTGCGGTATTTCTTGCCGTTTACCGTAACTTCCAACGCACCGGACTTTTGCGCTGTTACAAAGGCATTGGAAAACGCCTTGTTTTCTGCTGCTTTGCGGTTTTTACTGGACTGGTCACGCAATTTCCGCATGTAGCTATCCATTTCACCGCGCGCTCTTGCAGCTCTGTCTGCGGCGCTTCCTGTTTTCTGCGCCGTTGTCAGGCGCGCAGGCCCGCTTGCATAAGGATTGACTGCTCCTGCCGCCGTTTTTAGTGCCGTTGTTGCGAGAGTTGCCATCTGCTTTACGGCGTCTTTCTTTTCAGCGTCCGACAGCTCAAGCCCATTGATTTCAGCAGCGTTGCGCTCAAATGTGCGCCTGATAATATCGCCCATATCAGTGACAGACGCAGCGTTTGCTCGGTTAATATCCTGCTGTGACAAAAACCGCGCAAGGCTCATACCGCGCCCACGCCCAGATTCTCCGGCTCCAATGCCGCCACCGGCTCCACCTCTTCCTCCCATCGTTTTGTACCTCCGTTAATTCTGATCACTTTTTCCCGTAGACGGCTATGTTAAATGCTTTTTTCTGCCACTCTGGGGCGTCCTTTCTCATCTTTCCGCCCTTACTTGCAATCTTTCTATAACGATCATGCACAACTCGTGCATAGAACGCTTTTTGTTTCTTTCCTTCTTTGCTATCTGCTTTTATGCCAGCTTTGTACCCATCCAGTAACTGCTGGTAAAAGCTATCCGGCATGATTTTAGATATCTCATATATTCGTGGATTTACATCTATTTCGATTGTTTTGTTGTTGGAATCATAAGAATTGTATACCTTGTGCGATTCTTTCTCGTATACATCCTTGTATTCTGAATACGGAACCCTAATTCTTTGTTCCGTAGGGATAACTTCGTTTTTTGCTACCCCCCCGGAACTTCCTCTTCCTCCCATCACTCTACCTCCTGTTGCTGTTCAGTTACCATATCCTGCGCTCTCGGAAGCATTTTCTTTGCAGTCGCTTCGTCCTCGCCGTACCATTTCGCGCGGTATTCCCAGTGGTTCAGAATTCCGTCAGCGAGGTCAAGTCGGTCGTTTGCCCGCTCTTGTTCCTTCTTCTCAGCGTCGTCAAGGATGGAATCGCCCCAATCATATTCTGCGTTGTACGTCCCGGCAGGCGCGAGGTTATAGAGTGTTGCGTATGTATCGAGCGCATAGAGCAGGCTGTCAAACGTGTGTTCAAGCGCCGTCTGGATACTGTCAATTAGCACATATTTGCGCTGCTTGCTGTTGCGGATCTCCGTCGCGGTCTTCTCGACGGTCTGCGGATCGGAGATATCGCCATAGGCCAGCCCGACGTTGAACTCGATGCGGCGGAGCGTATTCTGGAACCCTCGGTAGATTGCTTCATCGCGGATCTGCGGCTCGATGTACTGAAAGAATTCGCCGGACGGGGAGAACGGCCCAAGCTCAAACATACGCTTGTTAAACATATCCGCAGTCGAGCTCGTGCCGTCCATCAGGACTTTGCGCTCGCTGGAACGGTATTCCCAGCGCAGGCGCTCCCACTGCTCGTCGGCCTGCTTGATAAGCTGCACCGTAGCCGCGTCTCCGTAGACGGACATTCCGCAGGGGCTGTTTGCGTCCGTTGTGTTGGCCGCAGGCGGGCGGAAGTACGCGAAGAGCGGCCCGCTCATATCCTGAATCGCGATCTCCGGCTGAATGTCCGCCCATTCCGGGACGGCGTTCAGGGGCGCTTCTGCGCCGACTGTGCCGGAAGCGTCGCTGTAATACGCTTTATTGCGGATCGTATAGGTCGTGCCGTCCAGCTCGTGCGATTCGAGGCGGATATAATACTTCCCGCCCACTTTCGCGGGCTTGTCCCGGAAGACGCCTCCGATGCAGCGCCCGGCAGGGTCAAATTTCGTCGGCTGGAACGCCGCCGCGCCGGTCACGTCGACCAGCAGCTGCTCACCGTAGATATACGGCTTAAATGCCACGCCGCCGAGCGCAAGCCCCAGTTCTAAGGCGCTGTGAAAATTCTCTTCCGCCCGCTCAAAGCAGTCTTTCAGATAATCCGCACGGGCGCTGCCGGTGATGTTAGCCGTCAGCTCGGCCAGCGTCGGTCGCGCGATCTCCCGGCAGATCGCCGCCGGAAGCCCGACAGCAATGACATCGCACGTCTGCCAGGGTGGATTTCCAATAAACATCGCGTACCAGAGGCTTATATTCTGCTCCATCTTCGGGCTGACTGCCGGAGATACGCCGAATTCCCGCTCGGCAACCGCCTGCGGGAAAAGCATATTCCGGAACCACCCTCGAATGTTTGTCAAAAGGCTCATTTCTTGATTTCTCTCCTCAAAACGGTCATACAGAAATAGCGAATCGCGTCCATGCAATGGTCGTTTTCTTTTATCACGCGGTCTTCTCCTGCGTCCTTGTCCCAGCTATAAAGGCCAAATTCTCGAAACGCATTTTTGCAGCTCTCGTGAAATTTGATGATTCCGCTTTTGATGCAGGCCCCCGTGAATCGAATGCCGTCCAGCACGGCGTTGTTTGCTTTCCATACAGAAAACTTTCCGTGCCGCCGGATGCACTCGGCAAAGGACGCTGCCGATGGGTCGAGCACGACACGCTCAATGCGGTATCCGTCCGCGAATGCCTCTAAGTCCTGATAATATTCCTCATCGGTCTTCTGCCGCCCGCTCTCGCGTCCGCTGTGGTAATATTCCTTCTCCATGACGGCCCTGCCGCCATATTCCCGCCACAATGTAAAGACGGTAGGGTTCTGTGTGCCGTAGTCCGATGAGATCCAGTACCGCCCCGGCCCGCCCCGCTCACTCGTGACGTTTCTGGCCCGATCAAACATTGGGTAAACCAGACCCTCGGCGATTCTCCAGAGGCCGAGAATGTAGCGGTCGTAATAAACCGTCCCTTCGTATTCTTTTTTCAGATTTTCTTTAAAAGATTCCGGCAGGAACGGATTGTCGTCTATTGTGTATGTCTGGCTGAAAATGTCCGCGTTGCTATCAAGGAATTTTTTCAGCCAGTGGTCAGGATATTGCGGATTGAACGTCCCATCAAAACAGGAGTATTCCTTATCAAGACGGCTTTTTAGCAGCGCGAAGACTTCTTCCGACCAGTCCGCGACCTCGTCGCCGTAGCAATATTTAATCGACGCGCCGCGGATCTTTGAAACCTGAGAAACCTTTTCCGCACCGAGGCAATAGCACTTTTCCCCGAAAATCCACGCTGTGTTGTCGCTGGAGATTGTTCCGACAAGCATATCGCCATACAGGTTCCGCATCGGCTCCAGCACATTTCGCTCAATCGTGGATTTTGTTACGCCGAGAATGACGGCCAGACCATCTTTTCCGATTCGCTCACGAATCCGGATCGGTATGATCCATCGAAAATCGAGGTAAGTCTTCCCACTTCTGGTGGCTCCGCCCTTGAAGTTCCATCGATGCGTCCCGTATTTTACAAATTCACGTTGTTTCGGACTTAACAGCATCTTGGAACTCCTTCAGCATCGAATCAAGCTTCTCCATTGTCGTCCTGTTGCGGTCGGAAGCTGCCGCGTATCGCTTCATGAGACTGTCACCGGCTTTCAGCCGGTCGGACAGCGATGCGTCCATGCCGAACTGGTCTTTGACCTCCCCGCGCATGACGGCAGTGTAAAATTTCAGAATTTCGTTGGAATCTGCGACAAGCGCCGCTTCCTGTTCGTCCAGCCTGCGCTTTATATACGCAGAAATAGCTGGTTTTGACAGGTTTTCTGCCGCAATCACTCTGCATGATGTTTCTTTGTACCCGGCCTTTTTCGCTGCTTCTGTCGCGTTTCCGGATTTCAGATATTCTTCGCAGAATCGTCTCTGCTTCGGCGTAAGTTTTTCATCCGCCATCGCTGTAAAGCCCGGCCAGCAGCTTCACCACATCCGCAATCTGGTAAGTTTCCAGCAAAGTGACATTCTTCGGTTTTTCATCAGGTCGATATTCGTAAACCATGTATTTCGTCACCATCCTGTCATTTTTCGCGGAATAGATCTGCATTTGATTGATTTTTATTTTGATTCCGTTGTACAAGAGCGCTGTTTGCAGCTTGTGTGCAAGGGCGCGCAAACTCGCCATAGCCGCTCCTTTCTGCCTCATTCTTTCG